TACACTACCAAAACCCATTATGCTCTACCCCACTTAATGTCTTGTACTGTTTGAGATGAAAAATCCATACCTACATCTGCACTAAAAAATCTTTGCTGTGATGTATTATTTGTTTTACGTCCATTTGTTTTATCGAAGTCTGCCCAATGAGATACGACTTGCAAATTAACTGTACTATCTTTTCCTTTTTCGCTAATTGTAAAAGTATCTATTGTTCCTGAATATAATAAAAATGGGTCTGATATAAGAGCATTAGAATCATTTAAAAAACCTCTATAAATATCTACACTATCATTTACAACATTCTCATTTAATACTGTTGAGATAAAAGTTAAGTCTGCACCTGATAGAGATAATGTTAGTGATGTTTTAGTTACATCTGTTTCTTCTGTAAAATTAGAAAGACCCATAATGAAATCAGACGCAGTATAGGTTACATTAGAACCTGATACTGAACTTGTTAATGAGAAAGAACAATCAGTAAGGTTAACAGGGCTAGTAAAACCGATTGTAATAAGATGAACGGGTCTAAGATCATTCGTTGCTAGTTCGTTCTTTATCGCTGTTGTCAGACTTCTCGTCATAATCCTCTATTGTTCTCCTTTTTACTTTTACATAATCTGATACAACATAATTAGCATTTTCTGATGGTTCTTCATACTTTCCTAAATTATTATTTTTAAAATCTACTCCATCTCCATCAATAACTTCTTCTGCTATCATATCTACATTAATCCAATGTCTTACTTTATATTTCATTATAAACTCTCCTCTACGTCAAATTGATATTGGTATAATAAATTTCCATTTTTATCAGCACCGACAGCGCCAAACTCTTGAATCTCATTTGTAAGATGTACAGTAAATGGAATATTATCATATAAAACTGTTTCATCATCAGCTAAGTCAGCAACTAGAGGTGGTTCTATTGTAACTGTACTTGCATTAGAAGACGGAGTTACATCTGCTACAATCATATATACTTTTGAATGACCATTGAATTTTAAAAAGTCTCCAGCTTTTAATGAACCAGCAGTATCAGCACCGTGACCATCAATATCAATAGTTGTATCTCCAGCAGAGTGAACACCATTAACTGCTAAAGTTCCTGATTCACTTCCTCTAGCATCTTCTATTTCAGGTGGAATGATTGTAAAGTTTTCTTTGCCTGATCTTTGTTTAATTATAAATGCCATTAGTTCACCATAAACATCTGATCTTTTTCCTGTAATTATTTCAGCAGTAAAACCAAATCTTTGACCATCTATTTGGCGTGCTAATTTTTTACCACTATCTGATTTAGATATAATTGTATTTTGAATAGACTTAATTCCCATAGTTGAGAATTTAGAATTTGATATTGGAAAAGCACCTGACATTATACTAAATTATTACTCCCTCTTTCATTAACTGCTTGATTAATTATATTTGATATTGTTCCTCTGTTTTGGATTAACATATCTTGAAATCCTGTTGCGTCTAATGTTGTAATAGCAAAGTTAACATTTACAGGAGAAGAACCTGTACCTCTAGCTGATTGTGTGATTTGTCCTGTTTGATTTGGTATAAATAATTCAGCACCTCTTTCACCTACTAAATATGGTTGTCCTTTTTGAACTGCGCCACCACTTGCTCTACCAAAACCTAATAATGCTAATGGGTTAAATCCACCACCGCCACCGCCACCCATAGCCATAAGTGTCGCTTGTAAAGCAATTTGTCTTTTTAAGTTAGTGTTTTGTTTTCTAATTAAATTTTCTTTTTCTGCTTCTTTAGAGTTTAATAAAATTGATAATGCTTTTTCAATTCCAAGTAATGCTATTCTTTCGATAGTCTTAGCAATAATTTCAACTAAAATAGATTGTGCAAGTTGTTTTAATGTTGCGTTTAATTCTTTTCCTAAAACAATGGATTCAGCAATAGACTTAGATATGTTTCCTACTGATTTTACAATAGTTCCCGTTATTTGTTTTGATAAATCAAAAGCTTCATTTTGTTTTTTAATACCCTCAAAAATCTTTTCAAATAAAGTTTGTTGTTTTCCTAACTTAATATTAGTTTCTTCTACAGCTTTTGGTGCTTTTGATATTTCAACTACTATATCTTTTCCTATCAATTTTAACAAATTTTCTATTTGTCTTCTTACAAATCCTACTGCTTTAGCTACTCCTCTTACTGCGGCCGCAAAAGCTTTTACTGCTACAGTTAGAACTTTACTAATTGCTTTACCAATAGCTTCAAAGTCTGCTGAGTTTTCTTCTATGAATTGGTTTAATGATTTAAATTCTTTTTTAAGTTCGTCAAAAAATCCCTCACCAGCTACATCTCTTTTGAAGTTAAATAATTTATCACCTAACATTGAAAGAGTACCTGTAAAAGTAGTAGCTAATTCATCTGTTGCTTTTCCAAATCTTCCACCTTTACTAAATACTTTTTCAAAAGCTTTTATAGTTTCTTCTGCTGAAACTGTAGCACCAGCAGAGAATCCTAACATATCTCTTACACCTCTTTCTCTGAATACATCTGCCGCCGCTATACCACCAGCGAATGATCTTTGTATTTGTTCTGCTGTTTGTGCAAAGTCTAATCCTGTTACTGCCGCAACATTACCTGTAATCTCTAATATTTTAGATAATTGATTTGCGTCTGTTGCAACAACAGCTAGATTACCTGATGCTTGTTGTATTTGTTCTAATGAGAATGGAACTTTAGCGGCAAAGTTTGCCATTACATCAAAAGCTTTAGCACCCTCTTCGGCAGAACCAAATAATTGCTTTAATCTAACATTAAGGTCTTCAATACTTCTGCCTGTTCCAATAATAGATCGTACAGCTAAACCAGCACCTAATCCTACTAATGCACCTTGAACTGAAAATATTGCTCTCTTTAAACCAGCAAGTCTTCCTCTAACACCACTTAAAGCTTGTTTCGTTTTATCTTGTGCTGTTATATTTATTTTTAAATTTTGTGCCATTATTTGTGTCTTGCCTTGTTCATAGCTTGTATATGCTCATCTTGTTCAATCAGCAAATATGAAAGCCAATGATTATACTCCCAAACTTCCATTTGTAAAACTTGGGTTAATGTTATTTTTAATCTATCTGCGACTACAAGTAAATTCTTAATTTCAGGTGTTGATTTTATTTTTTTTTTAACTCATCAACTGAGGGTGCTTGAACCATAATAGTTGCGACTCTCGTCAGCACGTCAGGGTCGGTTTTGTGCATTAGGGCTAGTTTATCTTCTGCTTTAAATACTTTGTTTCCATCTTTATCTAAAGCTTTCATAAGCAATACATCAGCTAATAAACTTACATCATTTAGAGTATCAGATTTCTTTAATAGCTTGTTTTTTTCAGATAATGTTATTGGATTCCAATAAAGGACAACGGGCTTACCATCTTCATCTTTCCATTCAGGAACTTCTATTGATTGAGTTCCTAAATTCTCAAAATGAGACTTGGCTATATCTATTACTGACATAAATTATATTAGACAGTACCTTTAGTTAAACTTCCTGTTCCTTGAAAAGTAACACTTCTTGAAACTACAGCGTCCATAGCATTATTAACACTCATACCTGTAACAATACCTGTACCTGTGAAAGATTGATCTCCTGTTGTATTTCCCTCAGGTAATAATACAAAAGATATTTCGCTTCCAGCAGTTAAAGTTTCTTGTTGTGCATCAGCTTCATCATAATTCATTTCTAAAGTGCCTGAGAAAGATGTTCTACCAGCTAAGAATGATTTTGTTGAATCTGATAGTTGAGTGTCCTCTACTACGTCTCCTGTTGTCTCAATAGTGAATCCTGTCAATTCTCCGATTGCAGATCCACCAGCAGTTACAACTCCTTCTTTTCCGTGATGCGTTGCCATTTTTTAGTTTCCTTTTTTGGTTTTACTTGTTTATCTTGTTCTTGCTTATAACCAAGTTTTATAAAGTTATCAAGTTGGTCTTCATTAATTTTTACTGAGTGTCCGTCTTTGTATAATTTTATATCTTTAGCCATAATCTGTACTTTTACTATTTATCTTCGTCTTCGTCAATTTGTTCTTCGTCAAATTCTTCTTCAAAATCCTCACCAACATTGTCTTCGACTTGGTTTTCTCTAAGTTCCTCTAATAAGTCTTTTACTTCCTCACACATTAAACTCTCTTTATCGTGTAATTTTTCTATTGCGTCTATTTTCTTTTGTATTTTGTTTATTATTTTATCCATTTATTTCTCCTTATGGTGTTCCTGATTGATACTCATACATACATCTAATTGTCATTCTAATTCCACCAACAGGGAATAAAGAACCCTCGTCAGTTTCACAAGATACAACCATTGTATCTAAT